TTCCTACATTACCAGTAGCAATGTTACCAATAATTTTACCAAAGCCTTCAGCAAAACCTAGTGAAGCTTGTTCTAGTATTTCCCTAGATCGGTTTTTAAAAAAGGCTAAGTTTTCATTTATCTTAGTCGTTTCTTCATCTATTATATCACCATCTGCTCTAAGTTGATCGCCTATCCCAGTAGACATTAATCCACCAGACTGTAATGTGCCTACAGATTGTATTTGAGGTCGTCCACCTTGGCCTGTCGGAGTTGGGTTACTAATTAATGTATCGTTAAGATTAATTATTTTTAAAAGTTCCTCAGCTTGCGCCTCTAGTTCTTTAGTTCCGTTGGCAGTTTCTAGAGCTAGTAATTTTTCTGCCAGAGCGAGTTGTGCTTTTTGTGCTGCAGCTGCTTGTGCATTATCAGCTACACCATTAAAAGATGCTGCTTGTGCATCTGTCACTGCTTTTCTTCTTGCTGATAATTCCAGTTCCTTTTCTATAATTTTTGCCTGGATCTCCTGCAGCTTTTCTTGTGCTGCTTTTGCCTTTGCAGTTTTTAGTAAGGCTTCATTATATTTATTTACAGCAGTAGTCGCTTCATCTGTATTTATAGTCTCGAGCTTTAGATTCCCCAAATATTTTGGAGAGATTCTATTGAGCTCTTGTATAGCTTTTATCCTTTGTTGCTTACTTACATTTTCATCACGAGCTGTAAATAAAAGCTCTTCGACTTTTGCCTTTTCTTTAGCGATGGCATCTGTAGCTCTATTAGTAACCTCTGTAAGTTGATCTTGACTTTCAACTACTTTTTCAGTTTCTTTATTAAATAAATAAAATGCGGATACAGCAACGCCAATTCCTGCAGCAATTAGTCCAAAAGGTGTGGCCAACATTGCCACTTTTAAAATTCCAAAGGCAGTAATTAATCCGGGAATAACTGTAGTCATTAGGAATCCTAAGCCTGTAAGTAATGGTCCTAGTGCAGCAACTAGACCTATAACGACCAAGGCGTTGTTTTTTATAGTAGGATCTAGATCGTTAAAAGCTGTGACCAATCTAGATACAAATTCCATGATTCTAGTAACGATAGGTTGCAAAGTTTTAGCTAGATCTGCTATAGCTAACTGGAAGGCTAACTGCGATTTTCTGGCTTCAGTTACATCTTTGTTATTTTCCCTGTATTTTTTATTAACTTCTTCTAAGCCAGTACTGGCTAATTTGTTTAAAATAAAGTTTTGTTCTTCACCTAGTTTGGTAGCCTCTGCTAGACCAGCATTAAAATCATCTAGGTTTATTCCAGACCTTTCTAAAAGTTCTGAAAATGGACCAATAGCTTTACCAGTGGCTAAAGTTTCTTGCAGTCCATCTGCAATACCTTCAAACTTTAAAGTATCAGAAAACTTAACGGCAGCACCAGAAATATTATCTAAAGCCCTGGTAAGATTTTCGCCTTTAAATCCAGCAGCTAGTAAGTTGGATAAACCTTCAACAGAAGAATCTGTTTCACCAGTGATGGCTTGTACTTCTTTGAGCTGATCGCGAATAAAATTAAGACCTTCGCCAGCCAATAAAGCGTTGGTTTCCAATCTACCAAGATCGGATCTTAGCTCTTCAGTACCTTTAGTCACTAATGCAAGTCCAGCAACTACAGGAGCAGTAAAATTCATGCTCATGCTACTGCCTATACTAGATAGGCGTTTGCCGACTTTCTTCATCCTTCTATCGACATTCTGCATCTGGGAAGAAAACTGCTTAAGGTCCGCTTTAAATCTTATCGATATGTTGGCTAAACTACTCATGAAGTGACTTTGTGAATAGCTTCAAAAATAGAAGTGAATTCGTCTGCTGGACTCCAACATTGTTTCCTTTATCCCACAAAAAAACCTCTGAGCTATTCAGAGGTTTTTTAATTTAAGTAGGAAAAATTTAAGCTTGTTCTGCCCTGGACCTCAAGTCTTCGATTCTTTCTGCATCAGTTTCAAAATCATCTAGCAAATCTTTACAAAAAACATTGATGTCATTTTCTTGTTTAGAACTTATCATTGTTTTAATAGATTCAATTGAGTAGTTTTTTTTGCTATAGTTTTCAGTGCATTCATGCATAAACAAATAAACCCTTTCTTGCATAAGGTTCAAGTCGAGAACTTCGGCACATATTTGATCTAGCAATTGTTCCTTATCCATTTCGGAATATTCTTTTACCAATTCTGGATAGTTTTCTTTAAGCTTGTCGACGTTTTTCATTTCAAATTTAGATTTTGCAAAATCAATTGTTGAATCACTTTCAATGGGTATTTCAGATACATTTTCAAAACTGAAACTATCAGTTTCTACAAATACACTTGCTGGCATTGATGCACTCAATAAAAGAGTAAGCATTGTTAACAATAAATAAATAGATTTCATGACTTAATTTATTAAGGTTTATATTAAAACCATAAAACTATAGCTATACATTTATGATTGACTCCAACATTGTTTCCTTTATGCTACAAAAAAACCTCTGAACGATTCAGAGGTTTTTCCGAACTATGAAAAAAACAACAAACTAGATTTTAGAATTCTTACTTTTCTTTGCCTCATCTATCTTAGACCACAATTCTTTAGGATCTATTTTTTTGAGACTTTTTAATTTTGAATTATCCCAGGCTAAAGGATAGAGATCATGCATAGATTTCTTTTTATGCTTCTTATCTAAGTGTGGAGAAAGAACAGTGACTATAAGTTCCCGGTGCATTTCCCATCGCTCCTTAAATAGATTTTCCTCATAACGTTCAAAGCCTTTTATTTTATTCTTAAAGGCTCTAGGAGTAGTCTGGTAGAAATCATCCTCACGCATTTGTAAGATACCAAAGGCAATTTCTTCCAGTTCATCCCATGTTATTTCTTTGCTTTCGGTTTCGGTTTTGGAGCTTTCTTCTGGCTCACCTTTTTTTTTCCGTTTTCTGCGCCTGGAATGCTTTTCATGAAAGCATCGACCACCGTTTGCAATTTACCAGAATCCTGAAAGACTAAATCATTTAAGATGTCATCTGTATTCAAAGACTCGCCACCAGCATTTATAACTCCAGCATTTACAAGATCTCCTATTTTTTCCAAGGCATCAAATTTGGGATCTGCACTTATATTGCTAAAGGTTTTTTCAAATACCTTAATCACACCTTGGATTCCTTCTTGTTCCCAAAGCACACCAAGATGTCTAAAAGCCCCATAACCAAACTTTATAGGGTGAGATACACCCTCTATCGTGATTGATTTCATAAGCTTATAATGGGAGATTTACTTTCTCTAATTTCTTAGATCCAGAAAAGGATATAGAAGCTGTACCATCTTCTTCTACTGCTAGATTAAGTTCTAAACTTTCGATAATACATTCACCTTTAAACATAAAAGATGCATCACCTTCTGAGGGAACAAATTCAATAGGGATAGCAGTATCAGTATCGTCATTGTAAAGATCGAACAAGGCTCCAAAATCGTGAGCATCTTCACCATCCGAAAGATAAACCGCCAATGCTGATGCAGAACCGCTGAAAGACTTCTGGCCTTTAGCCCTTTCTACACCATCTGTGTCTTTTGTAGATCGCTCTCTGATTTCTCTTGTAAGAGTTACGCTACATTCTGTAGAATGATATACTGTTTTGTCATCTAAGGTCATCCTTAGGTTACCATTCATTACTTTTTCTCCAGCCATAATTTCTAAGATTTAAAATTTAAATTCATAATTAATTGTGCAAAGACCTTCACGGCCATCGCTATAGTTGTAACCTGTTTCGTTCCCTTTGAACTTCCAGTTGTAACTTGATTCTTTTATGGCAGTTTCAATAGCATCTGCTATTGTACCACCTTGGTTAAGAGAGTTGGCAAATACAAACATCTCTACTGCATACTGTGCAATTCCATCTTTTGTAAGAGTTCCTGTATTGCTGAGTTTAAAATTGACAAATGGAAGTTCTTTTTCTTCTGTAGCTAGATCCCAGAATACATTGGTTTCTATCACATCTTTAATTGCTTGCAAACTCATCACTTCATTCACATGTTTTGCTGCTTCAATAATCATGAGCTTAGTTTGTCAATTTGTTTCTGAATAAATTTTTGCATTTGCTTTTCGTACTTAGCAGTAGTTGATGAATTACGCTGCGAGACTACTCTATCTCTAGCCTTGTCCACAACTGTGTTTATTTGTTTTCTAGATCCACGTTTGTTAGATCCTATCTCAGTTCCTTTGTCTACAACCATGTGCCGGTAGTAACCGCCTTTTTTTCCTTTTGTAGAAGGTCTTACCACTATTTGTGGATTACCGCCTACAGCACGAGCCGGCACGGTTTCTTTTGCCACAGACTTCTTAAGGTTGCCTGGTGGATAGCTATTCCCAAAACGCTTTGTAGTCCTATTGCTTTGTGGGAGTTCATCCCTATAAGCCCTTACCAATGGTGTCGCTAGTTTCCTTTGTATCTTAAGCACTTCACGCCTAGTCATTTTGTCGTCTAGCTTTTTCAGCTTTCGATTGAGCTCCGAAAATCCTTTTACATCAATGTCCACGTCTTGTGCATTTAAGTTTAAGAAATCTATTTTTTTGTTGGCCAGATAATTCTATAGAGTTGATCTGGTAGATCCCATCAAAGTCCTTAACGAAATACTTTTGTCCATTCACAAATAGATCTGAGCTAAATCTTACAATGAAGGCCACCACTCCAATTCCAATGACTCTACCATCGTCATCATCTTCACTTCCTGTAAAATCTTCACGCTTTGCATACACCACCTCTTTCACCAACTCATCTTCTTGAGTGGATTCTCCGGTGTCGGTTTTGGTCGCTGTATTTTTGAACAGAGATACTTTTCTATTTAATTGTCCAGCGTGTATGTATGCAGATTTATTCATCAAAATGTTTTTCTGTAAGGTCGCAATACGTTGTGCGCTGCCTGATTAAATTTAATGGGCATATTTTCCCTGTAGGTGTCGTTGTGAGCGAATAGCAAAAGACAAGCTCTCTTTATGTCCGCAGGAATGTCCGCAACACTATAACCAAGATCTGCAGTGATAAAGATTCTATAGCCAAAATCTGAAGGGATATCCATGTCTAAGTAGAGGATCTTACTTTCGTAATTCCAATTATTATCTTGGATATCTTTCAGAGTACCATTTTCATCTTCATACTTAAGAGCTGTGATGCCATCTTCTATAATGGGAAATTTAAGTTGAAATCTATCGAACCAACCTTCAACTTTTACGGTAGATCCCTGTCGTTTTAGCACAGGATATTCCAGATAGTTTTCTATCTCGGTAGTGGCTGAATCTATAAATAATTGTAACAATGCATCTTCATCATCAAAATCTATTTTAGAATTCGCTTTTGCCTGGGCAAGAGTAACTATACTTTCTGTTGCTTCTGGAGCACCGTATGTAAGACTGAAAGTGTTCATAAATTATTTAACTATTTCGCCATCTTTGTTTTTCACTAACTCGTCAGCCTGTTTTTCTTTTAAGACAACAGTCATCCCTTTATGTTGTGGAAGACCGTATTTTCCAGCTGCATTGTGACAAAGGATCTTCACCTTTACATCCTTTTGCTTTTCTGGCTTTTTAGATTTTGCTTTCTTAGCTTTAGACTTTTCTTGATCTGCAGCTTTTTTGGCCTCACCAGTAGATTGCTCCACCTTTTCTGTGCTTTTATTTTCTTCAGACATAATTTTTAAATTTTTAATATTATATCACTCTGAGCCTGAAAGACCCAGAGCAACACAATAAATGATTATATGGTGATAAATTTGTTGGCAGAGAATGCATTTTCCTGAGCTATCTCTACACCTGCGTGAGAGTTAATTACCAATCTAATGGCATTACTCAAAGAAGCAGAATAAGGATCTTCCAATAAAGACACTGCGCCCCATTCTCCAATAAACAATTTACTAAAGTCTCCGTAAATTAAGGCCTCGTTATCTGTAAGTGTAGGCACAAGAGAAGTTGCAGCGGCATTACTACCATTTAACTCATTTCTAGTTTCCATAACGAATCGACCAGAACCAGCATCTTTCTTGGTACTCATGAAAGCAGCTCTAAGCTGGGGAGACATTAGGTAAGCTCTAGAAAGTTCAGTTGCATCTTCTGCATCTATTAAGCCCATAAGCTCAGTGACATGCTCCCATTTTGCAGCTTCCGCTGATGTTACAGAAGAAAGGACTGTTCCAGCCTTGTTCAAAATTCCTTCTGGCTCGTTGCCAGATCCAGCTCCGTTGATTGCTGCAGCATTTAGAGAAGTCTCATAAGCTCGCAAAATCATTTGTCTTACAAGGCTTTCTACATCTGGACTAGACTGTAGAATAAGTCTTCTAGAAACATCTACTGCGCCACCCAAACGTTCTGGAGAAAGTTCTGGGCCAGTAAAGTTCTTATCTTGTGGAGTAATAGCAGCATTTTCTGCTAACCATTGCATGGTGTACTTTTGTCCAACAGGAAGGGGAATAGATCCTCCAGTTAAACCGCTTAATCTTGTAGCTCCAAGAG